GATGCACGAGCCCGTCACGCTCGAGATCTTCATCCGCAACGGTCCGATGCCGATCACGAAAACATGGCGCTGCTTCCCGCTGAACGGACCGCTGAAGGACGGCGGCCCGATCTCGATCATCGACATCCTGCCGACGTCGGACCGCGGGAAGCTGCGGCTGCAATGCACGCAGGGGCTCATCGATGGCTGACGCGCTCTTCGTGAAGCTTGACGGGGCCGAAGAGACCGAGCGGCTCATGAAGGATCTGGCCGCGGATATGCGCCGGCGCGTGGTCATCGGCGCGCTGCGCGACGCCGCAAAGCCGGTCATCCGCGCCACGCGCGCCGAGGCGCCGGTCCTGCAGAAGGCGACGAATCGGCGCGTGCCGGGGACGGTCCGGAAGAACATCTCGAGCTTCCGCTCGAAGCGCTACAAGGCGTCCCAGGGCGCGCTCGGGATCTATATCACGGTGCGCGCGACGCGCGCGCGGCTGCGCAAGGCGCCGATCTCGGGCGACCCGTTCTACTTCCGGCCGCTGATCACCGGTCACAAGATCGTTCGGCGCGTCGGCAAAGGTTTGACCGTGCGCCAGCTTCGCCGGATGGGTCAGTCGATCACCGAGCGGCGGAAGAACCCGCTGGGCTTCGTGAAGGCCGACGACTTCATCGCGCGCGGCTGGAAGCAGACGTCAGATCAAGCGCTGCAGATCTTCAACCGCCGAATTATCGAGCGGATCAACAAGGCGAACGCCGTCAAATGACCAACGCCGAAGAGATCACGTCGGACGCGCTGCTCGCCGGCACGGCGCTCGCGGCCATTGTCGGAACCGACATATGGCCGGATGAGATGCGCCAGGGGAAGAAGCCGCCCGCCGTTACGTTCGAGCGCGAAAGCTCCGAGCCGGAAAACTCGCTCGATAACACGCTGCACGCGACGAAAGTGACGATGACCGTCACCGGCTGGGCGAAGACGCGCACGCAGGCGCTCGCGATCGCGCAGGCGGCGATCGAAGCGCTGGCAGCAGTCGGTCAAGTGCATCAATCCAGTAATGCGGCTTACGTGCCCGAACTCGACGAATATGCCGCGGTCGTCGTTTTTGAAGTTTGGGAATCCTGAGGAGCTATAACCATGGCACTGATTGGCCGCAATACTCGGATCGAAGTGCAAAAGACGATCGGCGCGGCTGTTCCGATCTCCGCAATCTCGAACGCGAACCCGGGCGTCGTGCAATTCGGCGGGACCGCTCCGGCGAACGGCGACGTGATCGTCATCTCGGACGCGATCGAGGGCATGCTCGAACTCGCCGGGCAGACGGCGCGCGTCGCAGCGCTGGCGGGCTCGCCGATCAACTCGTTCGAACTCGAACGGATCAATACGACGCTGTTCGGGGCGATGACCGGAACGAGTTCCTTCAAAAAGGTCTCGGCCTGGTCGACGCTGGGCGTCGCGCGCAGCATGGATGCCGGCTCGCCCGCGTCGAACCGCATCGACCGCTCGGCGTTGATCGATCCCGTCAAGCGCTACCTGATGGGGCAACCGGACACGCCCGAGATCTCGGTCGGCATGATCTCGAACCCGCTGGCCGAAGCGGTCGAGCTGGTCGAAGAAGCGGCGTATTCGGGCGCGCAGATCGCATTCCGGATCACGCTGCAGGACGGGTCGAAGCGCGTCTTCGGCGGCTTCGTGACGGCGCCTTCGGAAAGCATCCCGCTGGGCGAGTTGATCACGAGCGGCTTCTCGATCGTGCAGGTCGGCCGTCGGTTGGCGTTCGCGTCCTGATGGATCCGAACGTTATCCTCGCGTCCCTGTTGAAGGGGCGCCGCAAGGAGGTCCGCGTCGGGGAGCGGATGATCTTCACGATCGTCCGACCGACCGAGATGGACATTATCCGAGCGCGCAACGCCGTCGGCGAGGTCGAGATCGGCCTGAAGATGCTGCAGGACAAGGTCGTCGGCTGGGACAAGGTGCTCGAATCGGACATCTTGCCAGGCGGGGCGAACGATCCGGTCGCCTTCGACAGCATCCTTTATGCGCAGTGGATAGCGGATCGGCCGGATCTGTGGCCGCCGCTATTCGCTGCGTTTCAGGAGGCGATCGAAGCCAGAAGCAAAGAACTCGGGGCCGTCTCGGGAAACTGATTAGCGTCCTCGACTACGGAAATCTTGCAGACCACGTCGAGGGCGCGCTCACTCCAACAGCGAGCCCGATCGAAGAGATCGCGATTCGAATATGGAACATGCTCGGCGGGGAATTGGATTACGTGCAGGCGGCGATGCTGGCCGAGCTGTATGGCGTCGAGGACTTCGATCTGCTGATCGAGCTGCTCGTCAAGATCCGCGATCACGGGCGGGACGATAGATAATGGCCGCCGCCGTCCTGACCATCGACATCAATGCGAGGCTGGCAAGCCTCGAGCAGGCCGTCTCGAAGATCCCGGGCATCTTCGGCGGCGCCTCGCGCAAGATCGAGACGCAGCTCGCCGGGCTGAATAGTCAACTGCTGGGATTCGGGCGAACCGCGCTCGCTGCGTTCGGCGTGCCGCTTGGCATCGCCGGCCTCGTCACCGCGATCGATTCGATCCGCGAGAAGACGGCCGAGGGCGAGAGATCGCTCAATCAACTAAACGCCGTCATCAAGGCGACCGGGAAATCGGCGGGCCTCACCGCGAGCGACCTGGAAGAGATCGGCAAGGGGATACAAGGGAAGTCGATCTTCGACGACGACGCGATTCGCGCGGCCGAGACTGCGCTGCTGCGCTTCCGCTCGGTGCAGGGCGACACCTTCCGCCAGGCGATAGCGCTGGCGCCCGACGTCGCGTCGGCGCTGGGCGTGGATCTGCCGACCGCGGCGATCGCGCTCGGCAAGGCGATGACGGATCCCGAGCATGGCATGAAGGCGCTGAAGGCTGCGGGCCTCGCGCTGTCCGATCAGGAGAAGGATCTCGCCGCGCGCATGATCGAAGTCGGCGACAAGGCGGGCGCGCAGAAGCTCGTCCTCGACCTGCTGACGAAGTCGGTCGGCGGCGCATCCGAGGCTGACAACAGCGGTCTGTATGGCGCGAGCAAGCGGCTCGGCCGCTCCTGGGACGATCTACAGAAGGCGATGGGTCGCAAGATCTTCGCCGATCAAGGGCAAGGCGTCGAAGCCTTCACGAGCTTCCTTGATCGACTGATCGAGCGGCTCGATAACACGAAGGTCAAATTCACCGATCTCCTGCAGGGATGGGGTAGCGCACGGGTGCGCAGCGTCACGAGCGGGATGATCGCCGAGCTGAACTCGCTCGGGAACGCGCTGATCTCGCCGCCGAGTGGGCGCTCCGGTTCGCGCTCGGCATCCGGAAGGATCGGCGGCATTACCACGCCGGAAGATGAAGAGGCGGCGGCCGCGAGGCGCGCTGCGCTGCAGAAGGAAATCGACGAAGCGGCTTACAACCGGGAACGGGATGCGCTGAAAAAGCGGGCGGATGACGCCGCCGCATCCTACAGCGCACAGTTCGCGACGCTGAAGACCTTCCTCGGCGCGCAGTCGTCGGCGCTCGACTTCTCCTATCGCCAGAATGAATTATCAGACGCCGCCTATTACGCGAAGAAGCGCCAGGCGGCGGAAGACGCTTTTCAGTCCGAGTTCGCGCTGCTGCAGAAGGAAGCCGCTGCGCAATTGGCGCTGAAGCAGGTCGACGCGAAGACCGGGCTCCCGCGCTTTGATCAGGCCACGATTGCCGCGGCCGATGCGCGACTCGACGCGATCGCGCAGCGGATGACGCAGGCCGAAGCGGGTCGCGATCGGGCCGTGCAGCAAGCGAATCAGGAGCAATCGATCGGGGTCAAGCGGCTCGTCAATGATTACGAGGCGCTGAACGTTCAACTGCTCGCGCTCACCGGCAATACGGTCGCGGCCGCGAATGCCGGCTTCGCCCTGGCGCACCGGGAGGACCGCGAGAAGATCGCCGCCGGGCTGACCTCGCCCGATGCCGACGAACGCGCTCGAGCTGCCGCCGCTGGCGAGAATCTCGACCGTCTGGCAAAGCTGACCGACCTGCAGGCACGGCTGAACAATGCGACGACTCAATACTCGCTGACGCTCGACGAGGTCGCGATCTCCGAGTCGCTGATCAGTTCAGCCAGGGAGTCGGGCGCGCTGACCGAACTGCAATCGCTCTCCGCGATCAGCGCAGCTCGCGAGGGGAAGCTCGACCAATTGCGCCGCGAACTCGCTGCCGTGCAGGCGATCGCCGCAGAGTCCGGAAAGCGCGAGGACATCGTTCACGCCGAGCAATTGCGCGCACGCCTGGCCGAACTCGCGGCGACCGGCGATCTCGTCGCGAAGAAGTTCAACGACATTGGGTCGAGTAACTTCTCGAACCTGCTGCAAAGCCTCGCCAGCGGGAAGAACGCGCTCGACTCAATCAAGGATTTCAGCAAGAGCGCCGCCGGCGATCTGACGAAGGTCTTCGCCGACGACCTGGCGCAGCGCGCCTTCGGAAAAGACGGGATATTCAGCGGATTCGGTTCCATCTTCTCGAAGATGTTCGGCGGCAAGGAGACCGGCGCGGTCGCGCTGACCGGATCCGCGACGGCGCTGACGTCCTCGGCTGGCGCGCTGACCGGTGCGGCCGGCGCACTAAGCGCAGCCGCGGGCATCGGCGGCGCCAGCAGCGCGGGAAGCGGTCTGGGCGGCCTCTTCGGACTCTTCGGCAAGGGCGGGAGCGGATTCGGCGGCACAGATCCGAATTTCCCGATCGGCGACTCGCCCTATACGGGCCCGAGCTTCGGCACCTATGCCGTCGGCACGTCTTACGTGCCGCGCAATATGTTCGCGAAGCTGCACCGGGGCGAGCGCGTCGTGACGGCTGACCAAAATCGAAACTGGAATCAGAACGCAGGGCGCGGGAGGTCGATGCCGAGTCAAGCGATCGTGCAAAACATCTATCCGCCCGCCGGCGCCAATTACGCCACGCTGCGCCAGACGGCGAAGCGCGCATTCGCAGACGCCGCGCGCGAAGCGCGCAGGGGATAGCCCGTGACCTATCGTTCCGATCTGATGCTTCCCATCGGAGCCGATCCCGAATGGGTCAGCGGTTCCGGCTACTTCACGCGCGTACTGCGCACCGACAGCGGCCGCGAGTCCCGTAATCAGGAGTGGGATCAGACGCTCTCGCGTTACGTCATGCGCTTCAACGCGCGCAATAAAGCGATCTGGGAACAGATCGCCGATATGTTCGACGCCGCCGCCGGGCGCGCGCATTCCTGGCCGCTGCGGGATCCGCGGCATAACGTCGCGACGGGCGCGCAGGGGCGCTTCGAGGTCATCTCCCCCACGTCGGCCTTCATGGTCGTCCGCAAGACGTTCGGATCCAGTACCTTCGAGCGCCACGTCAAGCCGGCGGCCGGTCCCGTGTTCGTCGGCGGCTCGGGAGTCTCCTACAGTTTCACGACCGGGCTGCTGACCTATGCCACGCTGCCGACGAGCTGGGCGGGCCCGTATTACATCTGCGTGCGCTTCGACGCCGACGAACTCGAGATCACCGGCATCGATCGCGAGCCATCTGGCAACCTCATCGCCGGCTATCGCGACATCCCGATTCAAGAGGTCCGCGACGAATGAGGGACTACACGCCCGAGATGCAGGCGCATATCGAGCAAAGCACGACGACGCTTACAACGTGCATCCGACTCGAACGTCTGCGGGATAGCGTCGTCGTCGCGGCGACGGTTTTCAATCGCCCGCTTACCATCGACGGCGACGTCTACTCGTCGATCGGCTTCAAGCCGGCCGACCTTGCATCAGGCGCCGACCTCGACATCCCGACGACCGAAGTGATCGGGATCCTCGACAGCTCGACCCTGACCGAGGACGACCTGCGCGCCGGCCTTTGGGACTTCGCCTCATACGAATTGTTTCAGGTCAATTGGGCCGATCTGTCGATGGGCCGCATCCAATTGGCAAGCGGAACTCTCGGGACGGTCCGCGTCGGGCGTCTGCAGTTCACCGCGGAGCTGCTCGGGCTTATGCAAGCGGTTCAGATCAGCAACGGCTATCTAACCTCGCCCGCATGTATTCACGAGCTCGGCGCAAGCCGCGGCGGCCACGGCCTCGGCAACGGATGCACGGTCGACCTCGAAGGCTCGCCCAGCTTCACGCGCTACGGAAAAATCGATTCAATGGACTCGGACTATTACGGTCTGTACGACGCCGCGCGCACCGAGCCCGACAATACTTTCAGCAACGGGAAAATTACCTTCCTGCCGAGCAGCCCGCCGCATCCGTTGGACGGCATCAGTCGCGAGGTCCGCGGCTATGAGGTCGGCCATTTCGTGCTGCTCGAGGGCGTCCCGTATGACGCGACCGGAGCGCATTACAAGGTCACCTTCGGATGCGACAAGAGTCGGCGAATGTGCATCGATGTTTTCAACAATATCGAGGACCGGCTCGCGTTCGATTACTCGCAGGGCAATGATGCGGCGTCCCAGGTCGGAAGGCATAACGGATGATTGCGACTCGGGCGCAGGCGATCGACGTCGCGCGGACGTGGCTCGGCACGCGCTGGCGGCATCAGCAATGCTCGAAGGGCGTGGGAGTGGACTGTATTCACTTTATCGCAGGCGTCGCGCGCGAGCTGGGGCTGCCTGGCGCCGCTGCGTTCTTCGCGACGCCTGAATATCAGAACTATGGACGCATGCCCGATGCGGCGATGCTGCTGGGCGCGTGCGATCGCCTGATGGAACGCATCCCGCTCGGGTCCGAAGGTCTGGCCGACGTGCTGGTCATCCAGTTCGACAAGCATCCGATGCACTTCGCTTTCGTGTCGGAGGTCGCGCCGCGGCGCCTGCTGCATGCATGGCTCGGGGCGCGCAAGGTCGTCGAGCACGGCATCGATTCTAAATGGCAGGGGCGCCTGCTGCGCGCGTATCACTTGCCAGGCGTCGCATAGATGGGCGCGCTTCTCTTCACTGTCGGCGGGGCGTTCCTCGGTTCCTTCTTCGGACCGGTCGGCGCGTCGATCGGCGGGATGCTGGGACAGTTCGCATGGAACCTGCTCGACGCGGAGAAGAGCGTCGGGCCGCGCATGAACGACACGAAGGTTCAGGGCGCCGACTATGGCGCCTTCGTGCCGATCCTCTACGGGAAGATGCGCGTCGGCGGAATCGGCATGGGCCAGGGCAGCACGGACAAGGGCCCGAACGAGTTCACCGAAGTCGAGGAAGAGTCGAGCGGTAAAGGCGGCATGTTCGGCGGCGGCGGTCAGAAGACCTTCAGCTACAAGCTGTCATTTTTCAATGCGATCTGTCAGGGACCGATCGCGGGCGTCGAACGGCGCTGGGCGTTCAATCGCCTCGT